TCTCCTTCTATATCACCCCATACAGTACCAAGATTTTGAGCAACAAGACCAAGAGATTCTTCTGTAAAAATACCTAGCGCAATACCCGTATCGAAGAGCGTATTAAGTTCTTCTTCGGTTGTATTGGTGAAATCCACACTGGCCATCATCATACTCCACACCATTTGCTGGGTAGACTCTATCATTTGAGCTTCAAGCGTTTGGACTTCTCCAGTAAGTTCCTCTATCTTTGTTTTAACTTCATCTGCTGAAAGCCAGGCCCCATCAAAATAGCCATAGCCGCCCTCAAGCTCCATCAGGGTTTTTATGTCAGTTTGTTTTTTATCAATTTCTTCTTGAATGTCGGTGAAGTCTCCGGCCAATCCGATAATACCTGTGAACATATCTTTTGACATGACAGAGTATTCTTCTGTAGCAAGAGCAAGCCCGTACCATTTTTGAGCTTGTTCTTCTGTGATATAGCCAAGGTCCAGTAAATGATTGGCTACTTCTTCTGAAGTCCAGCCTGCTATAAATAGCTTATCGGTCAATTCTCCCATACTGAGATTAGCGGATTGAGTTGCTTTATCAGTGTCCCCAATCTTTTTCTCAAGATACTCAATATCACCAGCCAAACTATCTGTTATCCACATGTTCTTTGCTAAAATTTCATTATATTCTTCTTGAGTCAATACTCCTTTTTCAACAGCGCTATTTAATAACCCTTGATATTTAGTATTTTCATTTAGTCCATCAGCTAAGCTATTGAGTATTCCTTGAAATATTCCAGTTTCAGCCGCCATCTTTTTCTGTTGATCTGTGGCGTTTTTTATCGCTGTTGTAAATCTATCCCAGGGGTCTACTGCGCTTTCCACGCTCCCGCCAAGCTGTTCAACTAAGCGGTCGCCGGATTTCAGCACCTCATTTAGAAGCGCCATTTGCTTTTCTTCTGCCGTTAAGGCATCAACGGATTTGCCTAACTTGTCAGCCATCTTTTCATTGGCTTCCCCTACCTTAACCACAATGCCAAGGTTGTCCAGAATGAGAGGAGAATTGCGCTTGATACCGCGAGTGATAGATTCATACATATAGGCTGTATCACCAAGCTGAGGGTTAAGCGCGCTTGCTGCCTTTGCGATTTTGAGCAGTTCAACATTGCTGTCCGCAAATGCGGCAGTCATTTCTTTTGATAAACCGGCGGCCAGCGTCTGGAAGCCAGTCATCAATTGCATGTCGGAAATGGTGCCATTGACGGCTTCTCGCCAGTCATCCAGAACATCCGTGCTCATATCAATCGTGCCGGCCATTGACGCAAAGGCACGTTCAGTCTGAATGACTTGCGCGCCCTGGCGCGTAAACTCAAAGGCTTTTTTCATCGCCGCGCCAACAGCCATGGCAGCACCAGCCACCACGGCCAAGGTCTTGGCGAAGTCACCAAAAGAGCCTTGTGTCTTTTTAGTAGACTTTTCGGTATCCTCTAACTTATCCTTGGTACCCTTAAGACCTTTATCTAGTTTTGTAGTGTCCGCATAAATCTCAGCGTACAGCGAGGCAATCTTTTCAGCCATTATTTTCCTTTTTTGTTGAACAGCGAATGACGCCCTTTACTGGTACCGTCCTTGACCTGTATCCATTCAGCAATTTTACTAAAAGGAAGGTCATTGATGTATTCCAGTGTCCAGCCCGTTTCCTCAACAATTCGCCAGATCACCGCTTCTTCAGGAAGCGAGCCTGCCCCTATGATTCCGAGATAGACTCGCTTGCTGAGTTTGGGTCTGCCAATGGGTTCTGTCCGTACATCAGCATCTTGCGCAGAAATCTTTTGACTTCCGGCTGCGGCAGGTTGTAAATTTCTTCCAGCTCTTTATCTTTCAATCCACACACCTTAGCCACCATCCGGTCATCTTCTTCTGCGGATAATTCACCGCGGATCCATGACCGCCATTCTTTATAGCTGATGGCATCATATCCAAAGGTAACGGTTTTCCCATTGCTAAATTCGAACGTGTTATCCATCTTGCCTCATTTCTTATTGATTAGTGGCTGCCATCAGTCCAGCCGCTGCCATCACCAATGAACGATGCGCTGATTTCAATCACATCGCTATAGGGTTGATTCTTGCTGACGTTCTCGACGTAAACCATATAGTCTTCAAAAGGTTTGCCTGATGCTGTACCTTCTGGTGAAGCGCGCAGCGTACCCTGATAACCAGGTTGTAGCGCGTTGTATACGGCAGAACCACCCGCCTGATAGAGCGCCGTCCAGCTTGCCGAAACATCTTTTCTGTTTTTCAGCCGCTTGATAAATTCATCCGCTCCCGCTGTTTCGTCAACAAAATCAATTGTGCGGTCTGCGTTCCAACTACGGAAATCCGAGTTGAGTGTAGTTGTTCCTGCTGGTGCTTCAGCGCAAATCCATTGCAGTACCAGTGCGGAACCATGTTGTGAAGCCATATTAACTCCTTATCTAACTATCAATAGTTATTCTGTATAAAGCCCCTGCGCGAAAAATTAATGTGTTATCGTCAGGGTGTTCTACAAGGTCGGGAAGTTCTGTCTCCCTGACCATCCAAATCGTGGTGTAATTTTCAAGTGACAAATTATGTCCATTAAGTAAATCATCAACGCGGTTGTCGATTTTATTAGCCTCTGATTGGCTGACCTCACTAAATCCGACCACGCTGTAAAGATATGACCTCATATCTGAGGGGGTTGTGTTATCCGGTGCACCGCCCATTTTAGTAAAACGCACATAAGGGAAACCCGCTTTGTTGGATACGCCTGAAGCGAACACGCTTGCCGAACCGCTTGCTAACATAGCCGTTAAGGTAGCATCTCCGGATAATCTTGAATATAATGCGCCTGGTATCGCTGTGCCTGCAGTTGTCATCTGAATAACTCCAGTTTTAATTGCCGTGCAAACTTAGGTCGCGCGGATTCAAGCGAGGGGATCATAAATGGATTTTGTATCCATGCGCCCGATCTGTAATGATGGAAACCAAGCTCCTGATAAATGCCATAATGAACGCCATCCTGAACAATATAATGTCCCATTCCCTCACGTTTCGTGTTGATGGATTGGCGCAAGGCATAGGTATCATGGGGAGCGATTTGCTTTGCCATCCCCTCAACCAGGAATGCGATTTTAGATACAACATTATCTACCCGTTGGGGTGTTTGTGCAATCAGCATATCAAGCCTGGTTGTGTCTAATTCTGTTCTTTTCACGGCTGCTCCGATAATTCATAAGCATATACTCGCAAACAGGTTGCCTCGCTTTTGGGATGATCCACGGCATCAATAGACAGCGTATAATCATTAACCTCAATACGGTTGTATTCACTTATGGTTGTGTCATGAGGCAAGGTCACCACATAACGGCCATAAATCCGCTCCGATTCACCCACCACCGTATCGCTGTCACTGCTGATCATCGCGTCCACACGGCAAGCCACACTTGCTATTGCTGTTCCCCAAGACTCCGTCCATCCGCCCTGACCATCTGATGTTTTAGTCATTGTCAGGATATTGCAGGTATCCGGCAACGTTTTCTCAATTTCATCCTGCATCCAGGATAAATCAGTATCAGTGAAGAAACTCATTTATGATCACCTCGTATTACTTCAACAGATTGAATGCCAAAATCATCTCCGCCTTGCCGGTAGTAGCTTGCCATTTCAACACAATGTTTTTGATACTGACTAGCTTTGATGGAATGATTATCGGTTGAAAAATCCACTCGACCAGCATAATGACTGGCTTTGAGTGACCATATTTTAGCGATTGCCATATTTAGATTGTGTGCATAACCGGTCAGGAAATAAGCCGAGCCACCGGTATCACTTGCGAAGGTGACGATGCCCTTTGCATAATCTACGCTGTATAATGCCGTTCCGACGGGGTCACCTGCCTGGTCTTCAATCTCAAAGACATCGACCCCTTCTTCAAGGTATCTGTAAGGACAATAGTATTTTTTATAAACTAGCGAACCGCCCTCATATTGAGAAATAGGCTTAATTCCCACACGGTACAAATCCTCACGGTATCGGTCAAGATAAGTTTGAATATGATTGTCAGACCAGTAAGTAACGGTCCCGAGTGTATAATCTTCTTTACCGATTTCGGCCGATTGTCGAATTTCAGTGATATAATCTGCTAATCCTGTTCTAGCTGCCATTAGTCCGTCCTGTATACTCCTGTCCCCTTCTGCGTGTATGGTCCTTGATGCTTCACCGCAGAATAGGGATTGAATACAATCTTAAAATTATGCCTTTTCAACAAATCTGAGAATGCCACATCTTCTGCCTCGTAAAATCCGAGCGATGGATTCCAGCACACTTTATCGAACACATATGACTTTGCCACAATCAGGCCGCCCGTAAGTGAAATATGCTTGCTTGTCTGGTCATAGGGTATCAGCCAGTTCATACCTTCTCTATATATTTTCCAATCCCAGTAGCGTGTGCCGTCTGGATTGCGGATTTTGCATGATGCCACGTCCCAATCATTATACCCAAATTTGTCGAACCCTTGTATAAAGTTCTTATTCAGAATAATGTCATCATCCATAATCACAATTATATCTGCATCGCCTTTAGCGTCTATTAATCCATTCCGCATCGCTCCCAAACGTCCATCCCGTGCCATATCTGGCATTGAGATAAGATTATCTGCACCATAAATACCATTAACATTTCCGCATATCGCGACATTATCCAGGTTAGTTTTGACAGCGTTAATGGATGCCAATACCTCATATAGCGTCTTTTTATCTCTGCCATCTGTGATAATGCCAAAGTACCACTTCATAACCATTGCCTATTGAACCTTTTCGAATACAACCATCGTGTCAACTATGTCAATTTGTTCATATTCATTATCATGCTCTTTTACCTGATCAATAACTCTTGTAACGCCAGGGTGTTTATGATTATAATCATGGAATAAAACATAATCTGGTTCCAGTTTTTTGACATTCAACCAATCTGTCATGCACCCTTCATATCTGTGATCCCCATCTATTAAAACCACCGTTGGCTTTACGTCCTTTGGCAAGGGGAGCGGATTTGAATCTGCAACCAATATATCTACCCTGTTTTCAACGCTGAATTTTCTTAAATTAAGGATGACCTTTGTATAAGATAGTGCTTCATTCTCTACTTCTGGATCTCCGTGTGCCCAATAGCCATCTCGCATAAAGTCAATAGTGTAAACATGACCATCAACATCATTCTCTATTTTTGATAAGGCGGCCAGGATAGCGGTGCCACCCCATAAACAGCCAATTTCAAGATAGTCGCCTTCTTTACCCGCATATTTACTCAATAATTCTGCTTCTGCAGGCCTAATGGCAATTCTACCTATAATCTTGCTATTGATTTGCTCGTATAAATTCACTCTATACCTCTCTCTCCATACATCATTTTACGCCAACGAATGCCATACTTTTTATGAAGAATATCGCACATATTCGTCCCAGCTTTAACTTGTCTTTCGCTTGCCTTCATGTTCATACGATTCATGCTATATCCAATATCTGTAACCTTCTTGACTTTCACCCGTTCATCAATCCATAAGGTGCGCTTTTGTTCACGTGCCTTCCAGCAGGTTTCAAGGTCGATTCCCCAACCATAAATCAGGCGAGGGTCAAAACGCCCAATCTTGTCAAACCAATCCACACGATAAAGACTAGCGATGTTATCAATAAACCAGGTTTCACGGGGTTCGCCTTTACCTCTATCAATCATATGTTGCCAGCTTGTCGTGCTATCCTGTGTCAATGCAGGATGTATACCTACTGCGGATGGGTTATAGCGTAAAAACTCAACCATTGGAGACAATACATCCGTGTCATCAATAAATTCGGCTGAGGTTATCAAGAACCAGTAGGCAAAATAGGGTTCTCCCCTGAAATTTGCTAATGCATCGGCATATGCTAATCCAGTCAGCCAGCCGTTGGTCGTTTGTACATTATGCTTCAATGCAATCGTGGTGTTCTTGGCAGGTGGGACCTTGTCGCTGCCATTGTCGACCAGAATTATGTCATACTCGCAGACCGTATGCGCTTTGATATGTTCTGTAAGGGCATCAGCCCGCTCAGGCATGTTATAGTTGACGATAACGATGGCGACTTTATTCATCGGCTATCCCTAACATTTCCTCAACTTGCTCAATGTATTCCCTGCCATCCCAGGAGTTGTGAACGTAAATCAAATTCCCGCCTTCAACTTCAATACGAGGATTACAGGGGCAGTTCTCAAAAACATGCTCTTTGAGGTCGTCAACCGGCATAACGTGAATATCATTTTCATTCATTGCGTTCTACGATTCCCTTTTCCACTAAGTCCAGGATATGCACCTGACGGCTTGCCACTTCTGCAAGGGCAAGTACAATCGCATCCATGTAAGCATCACTATCTTTAATGGTCAGCCTATTCCGTTCTGCTACCTTATCAGCGATGTCATCAATATAAGTGTATTTACGTGCCATTTATGCCTCCTTATTCTCTAAACTTGCCTCAATATCTGCAAGAACAGGCTTCCAATATTTCTCAGTGATTTTATCAACATCATACTTTAGCGCTTCTTTGCGCGCCTGTTTGCGGTATTCCTGATTGCCCTTCATGCGATAAGCCGCTTCATACTGCTCATATATCGCTTCTACACGGGGAATGAATTGATAACCTGCCACGCCCGTCCAGATATGATCAGATTCACTTTTAGGGACCTTCCAGCCACTCATGCAAAGTTCGCTCATGGACGTCCAGTCTCCTACAACGACAGGACAACCCGCCGCCTGCGCTTCTACGATAGGAATGCCAAACCCTTCGCCCAAGCTCACTAGGGTGTGCACATCAAAAGCATTGTAAAGCAAGTTCATCTTGTCCGGCGGCATTCCGACCAGATAATCATAATGGGGTGCGAAAACTACATCCTTGCCAACTACAAGCCCGATATGATTAATATATTCGGGTAAGTTTACGCCGCTGGGGGTTTCCGCCTCAGTGTGAATGTACATTCTTACATCATCGTGCTTATCTTTAAGAATCTTAAAGGCATCCAGCTGCTGTGTGAACGCCTTGCGTGATGGCGCGCCTTTGTTGGCTGCCACCATACCAATCAAAAACACATCATCAGGGATCTGTAATTGCTGCCGTGCTTCCAGTTGTCCGGTTGGCTTGAATACCTGTGTATCGACGCCGTGAGGCACGTAATAGCAATCAAGATCAGCAT